AGCGGAGGCGCTTTGAAGCGCTTGATGATGGTGGACCAGATAGTCACGATTTACGCCCATCCAAGCGAACATCAATTCTGGGTGAACCCAACTGCCACTGCACGCCGATCTGATCTGATGCTGCCTTGATAGACATTTGCCTACCGCGCACGCGGATGTTGACCTGTCCTGTGTACTGATCAATCGGCACCGTTGTGCTTCGCACCACAGGATAGGAGTTATCCCCGGCCACCGACATATCTGTAGTCACAGACGGAACCGGCACAGTGCCTCGGGTATACCCTGAGCCCGAATTCTGCAAAGGCAGCAGCGTCAGATTCATCGTCGGGCTGGTAGCCGTAGATCCTGTGAAATTGACGTCAGGGATTACTCGCCAGACAAAACCAAAGTTGTGTCCGTCGTCTATGTCAAACTCGGACGAAGTAATAAACGCTGCAATTGGAAGTGTCGTGACTGTAGCGTTGTCGTCTACTCCGGTTTCTTGATACAGCAAGCGGTTGTTGTAATCCGCAGCCATCGGCACATCGCTTGAAACGCTTGTGTCAATCCAAGCCGTGCGGCCCAGGTTGCCGTAGTACCATGCCTTTTCTACATAGTTGTATATGACGTAGCGATCCACAACCGTAGAGCTTGCGGAGCAGTAGAACCACCAGATCTCGTTAAACTGCTCGTTGGTGGATGCAAAAACTTGTTGTGCTTGGTTGGCATTAAAGTCGCTAAAGACATACTGCCTGAGGTCGCAGACAAGCGTTTCAACGCGACCGTCGTAGCGATAAAACTTGCCGTTACCCATCCAATAGTTAATGCCTGCAGCAGTGGCCCAGGCTCTGTCGCTGACAATGGAGGTGTTGTCGGACAGAAGCTGCGTGCCCCAGACAATTGGCGGGCCGAGGTACTGCAGTGAGTACATAGCCGTATCAGTCCACACCAAAAACTCTTGGCGAACCTGCGCTACAGCTTCGATTCTTGAGCCGTGGGACAAACGCACACTGCCCGCTTGGTTAGTGGCTGCAGGAGTCCAGTTGACAGCGCTCTCTTGGTCCGACCAGCGAATGAGCATGGTGTCCTGCACGCTGGAACCGTAGTCGTTGCAGCCGAACGCCAGCACAAACCGAGAAGTGTCAGATACCGTTAAAAGATGCTGCACCGTTGGAATGTCTGAAGCTCCAGCCAATGAACTGAGCGCTACACCACGAGTCGTTAATCCAGAAGAATGATCCCAGTAATACATCCCGCCATCTAACGGGCCAAAGATCAGGTCTTCACCAAAGTTGTCGTGGTTCCAAATGCGGATGTTTGTAAGAGCGGCACCTGTAGTGCCAATACCCCACCCACCACCGCCCCAGCCACCCGCGCCCCACCCGGTAAGCGGCACTTGGATAGCGTCGCCTGTATTAACTTGGTAATTGGCGACAACTGCCGCACCACCATACGAACCCGCTGCGATTGACGAGCCCGTAGTGATTGTGTACGTATCAACGGTCAGAACCGTAATTTGAAACTCAGCATTGAATGTGGAAGCATAAGTGCCTGTAGCTCCACTGAACGTAACGTAATCTCCGGTGATGCCGCCATGAGCGACATCTGTCACAGTTACTGTGGTTGTACCATTACCCGCAAAAGGATTGCCTGTGCCAGGAGGATTAGGCCCCAGCATTGGATTGACAGTCTTCCTGATCGGGGTAATATCGTTGTACACGCCGCCGCCAGCAAGCGCAATGTAGTATTTTAGGTGCGTACCTACGCCAACGTATTTAAGCCCGTTAAGCGCCGCCCAAGCCCACAACGTTCGACAGACCCCGATGAATTGATCGTTGGTAATTTGTTGCCAACCGCCAATCTTTTCAGGCTGTCCTGAGCGAAAGCGAATCTTGTCGCACGAAAACCAACCGCCCTCAGTGGAATAGCGGGTTCCTTCGCGGTTGACACCGGGCTTGAGTTGTAGCTTCTTGAGCGGCATGTTTACCCCAGCAGCGCCGCCTCTGCGGCTCTACGCTTGACCAGACCGGGCAGTACACGCCCGCCACCGCGCACCCACTTCATCAACTCGGCCTGTGCGCCGCCTACATCGTCGGCGTTGATTCTCCGGCGCAACGTGCTGCTTGACAAGGCTCCAGTGCCACAGTTAAACGCGAAGTCAAGGATGGCCCCCACAGCGTTATCACCCCAGTCCTTAAGCCCTGGGCACAGCGCCCTGACCCTGGGCAGGCAGTGGTTCAGTTCCCACTCTAGTAGCGCCATCGCTCTCTGACGAGTGATCGCAGGATCAGCAAGCGTAACACGCGCACCTGATTCGTAGAACGTGGAGCCAACCCCAATTGTTGGGACATTGGCTGGGCAAAGGTATGGCTTGAGGTACATCCCCTCAAAGACGAGGCATAGGTCACGCGCCACCTGTATAGCCTTATTTTCCACGCTTGCCAAGGCTCCGGTCGGCAAAGAAAAAACCCAAGATGGTCCCCGCCAACGTGATGTCCCACTCCTGCATCAGCCAATTCTGAGAGTTGAGCTTCAGGACCCAGAGCACCAAAGCGATGGTTGCAGCAGAAGGCCGGATGATACCGTTCCAGATGTCCACGATGGCCCAGCCAGTGGGCTTGAATGCGTTCTCGATAGCTTTGGTGAAGGCGTCAGCTTCCGCTACCGCAACATCTGCCTCAGCCTTGGCCTCTACCGTCTTGATGCCCAGTTCGCTTTGAAGCCTGAGCATCTCTTGAGTACGCTGATGTTGGGCAGCGTCCAGATCACCTTGAAGGCGCAGGCGCTCAATTTCAAACGCATGGTCTTGCTTCTTGTTATACCAAGCAGAGATTTCGCCCCAAACCATCCGGAATACGGAGCCGCCAAGGAAGGAGAAAAGGGCTTCAAGCATGCTAAACGCCTTAAATGGATTACAACTGCGTCAAATTTAACGTCAAAGACGCGGTACCTATGGTTCCAGTTGGGCTAGTTCTCGTCACAGACAGGGCACTATCTGTTGCGATACTATCACCCCAAAAATCTGTTGTAGTTGTGTTTGTCCATGCACTAGACGCGTACACCACCGAAGAGCTGCCTACTGTGTACGTTCCTGTTAAAGACCCGTCTGAAGGTAGCTTGGCAAATGAAGTGTTTGTGCCGACGTAAAGATTGTTTGACCTATCGATCTTTAGGCTGTATCCGAACCCACCCGCAGTGAGGCTTCTTTGCCATACTATAGAACCTGAACTGTTGTATTTTGTTATCTGTGCTTTTCCATCCATGTCGCCTAACGCATACACGTTATTGAAAGCGTCTACAGCGACAGATTGGTTACCACCGGTAGCTCCTGTTAAAGTCCTTTGCCACTGTATCGCCCCACTGCTATCAGTCTTCAACAAACGTGGCACAGAAGTAACACCTGAAAAACCAGCAGCGTAGATATTATTGTTTTGATCCACCGCAAGATCGTTTGCAGCGCCATACCCAGATAAATACTTTTTCCATTGTTGAGTACCGCTAGTGTTGTACTTTGAAACGTAAGTACCCCCGTTGTCCCAGCCTCCAACGTAGATATTTTTAGAGCTGTCAAGAACTACACCTGACAGATAATGGCTTCCTACATATGCTGTTGTTTCGAAACTAGTTTGCTCCACGCCCGACGCATTGAATTTAATAAAAAATCCTAGCTCTTGCGTAGGTCCTGATTTCCCTACGATATAAACCTCCCCTGTCGCTTTATCTAAAAAACCACCTTGGGACCCTAAAAAGTATTGTTGTACAAAGTTATTGTAAACTATTGAACCAGAAGAGTTAAGTTTAACTATTGCAAAACCAAGAGCGCCTGTTGAGATCTCGGGTATGGATGTAGAAAAGTAAATATTGCCGTTATTGTCAACGTCAAAAAATGAAAGGCCGTGGACGCCACTAAACCCAGAAACTGTAGTATTCCAAGTTTTTTGCCACTGTAATACACCGATAGAATTGTATTTTATAATATAGACATCATATGGAAATCCGGGACTTGATGCCAATAAGTACACGTTACCGTCGTAGTCTACGGTGGTAAAAATATAATAGTTATAAGATGAGATAGAGCCAATCCAATACGGGCCACCGATATTAGCAACGGATAGAAACCCAACTCCTCTTGATGAGGCGACACCACGAGTACCGATTAACGGCATTATGCAAACCTCGTTTGAGAGGCCAAAACGGTGAAAGCTGCTGCCCCCGTTTTAATAATTGTGTAGGCGTACACGTCAATACCTGATACGTTACCCACCGTTGGTGCGGAGCCACCCTGCCATTTCGGCGTTACCGAAGCACCATCCACCTGCACTGCACTGTTGTAGTACGCCGTGGTTCCTTGGGTAACAAGGAACGCCACCGTCACGCTCTGCCCCGTGCTCATCGCCGTGTTCAGGCTTGTGCCGCTGCTGGCGCGGAAGTTCACCGTCCAGTTGGCCGAGGCGTTCGTGGTGTAGTACAGCACCGACTGCGTGGTGATGTCGTAGTTGATCGTACCCGTTGCCGCCGTGGCGGAAATCGTCACTACTTCTGCGGCGTCCGTCAAGACAGTAGCCAACGTACTGGACGAACCACTGAAGGTTTGCGTTGCCGTGAAAGTTGTGGCTGTTCCGGGGGCCACGTAGTCAGTGCCCGCAGTAGCGGCAGTGAACGCCGAAGTGCCGTTGCCTTTGAGAACGCCAGTCAGAGTGGCTGCTCCCGTACCACCAGAAGCTACGGGCAGCGCTGAGCCAAGCGTCAGGGAGCCAAAGTAGTTCGTCGCCGTTACTACGTCTGTGCCATTGCAACGCAGAAAGGCCGTGGACCCATTGGGGACCGAGATCCCAGACCCAGCAGAGGTCTTGAGCGTTTGTGCAAAGCCCGTGTTGTTGAAGACGATGTAAACCTTGCTGACCGCAGGACAGATCACATTTCGCGCCAGTCCAGGGGAGCCCGTCAGGTTCAGCACCATCGCCCGCGCTTCGTCGGTTGCGCCGTTGTTTGAGGACAGCGTGTAGTCCGCTGCCGTCATGGTAATCGTGGCGGTCCCCGCGATGGAGGTGTCCACCAGCGCCGTCAAGCCCGTATTGACCTGGGTGCCCCACGTACCAGAGTACTCCCCGGTATTAGGCTGGACCAGCCGAAGACTTGTGGTGTATGAAGCCATGATTTAGTGCCAGTTCGGAGACTGGGGGTTAGAGATCTGCGCCCATGCAGGGGCTTGCGTATCGGGCACTACCGACCATCCCGGCGTTTGACTTGTTCCCGCTGCGGTCCATCCCGGTGTTTGAATCGTCCCTGCCGCTGCCCACCCCGGTGATTGGGCGTCTAATATCAGTTGCCAGTTAGGCGTTTGCCCAGATGGGATGGTAATCCAAGAGCCCGATGCCGTAAAGGAACTTTGCCAGTTTGGACTCTGCGTGCTCAGCACATCTGCCCAGCCCGGAGCTGGCGGTGTTGGAACATTGCCCCACGATGAAGTCTGCGTATTTACAACAATCTGCCAATTTGGGATCTGCGTGTCATCAATGATGTTCCACAGTGCCGTAGTGACAGAGACATTCCCAATGAAACCTTGGGCTTGAACTCCAATAACCTGAACAATGACACTTGTACCAGAGGAAACTGCTCCGTTGTAACTACCGAAGTAGCTGCCGAAGTAAGTGCCTGCGTAACTCATGTCGGGTTCAAAGTTGTTACGTCTCTTGTACCGGTTGTGTAAGAAGCCTGCACTCGGATAGTCGCGCCGTCAACACTGCGGAACACCATTGTGCTCCCTTCCAAACCAGTGGCATCTCCAGCATTGACCGCAAGCAATAGCCGCATAACGTCACGCAAGGTCAGAGTGCCTTCTACGATACCTAGCAGTGGATCAGCCGCCGTACCCGCAGAGTTTAGCAACTCGCCCATCGTGCCGGGGTCGTTGTATGCGCTGGACAAAGCACTCCATACCGCCGCCGCTAAATTTTGCGGGCTGAGTTCTGTAAACGGCGTGATGTCGCCCGACAGGTTGCCCGTGGCGCGTGGCGTGGCGCTAGCCGAGAACTGCACCAGCGTGGCGCCGACAGCGTCAACGATGGCCCCAAGCGTGGCGTTGTTGACCGTGAACGTGACTGCTGTGCTGCCCGATGCCGACAGAGCGCCGGCCAAGTTGGCCGCAAGGTTGAACGTGATGGAGGCGTTGCCGACCGCCGAGACGATCAGTTGCCCGTCTGCCGGGTTGACAGTAATCGTGACCGTCGTAGAGCCGTTAATATTAACGCCAGCCGCAAGATTTAGCAGCCCCGGCGTGACCGTCACCACCAGATTGGTGAACGACGACATCGCCCCCGGCTTGTACGGTAGCACCCACGACGATGGCGCGAGGTGCCCGGAGGGGATGCCCGCCAGCTTGGACGGGATGCCCTGGCCCACGGACTGGTTGCGCAGATCCGTGCGGCCCCACATCGGGCGCAGCGTGCCCACCGCGCCCCCGAGGTGGCGCAGCGGCATCTGAGCCAGCAATGTGGTGTTCTGCTTCAGCCCCACGCCATCTCCAGCGAGCCGTAGAAGTTGGTGCTCGCCGCCGTGGCCGCGCCCGCGAAGTACAGCCACACCAAGCACGCGCCGTCTTTGACCTGGGGCAGGCTCGGGATCTGGTTCAACAGGTCGCGCTCGCCCGCCACCGAGGCTGTCGTGATCGGCAAGGTCAGCAAAGGCCGCGCAAGGCACAGCGCCCCGGTGCCGGTGTTTGCGGCGGACATGGTGACCGAGGCCACGTTGGACACGCCTGTGTCGCCGGACGCCAGGGGCAGGAACGGCCCGTAGTTGTTGGCCGCAGTGCCGGAGTGGCTGATGTGGCCTGCAATCGCCGAGGCAGTCATGGCGACTGTGACCGGCAGCGCCCTGCCCGAAGTCGGCACCGTGTTGCTGTAGCTGAGCGCGATGTTTTGGGCCGTGGCACCCGCTGCGGCGGTCTGCACCCAGAACAGTCGGCACCCGGCCCCGTTGGTGTAGCGCAGGCTCGGCGTGCCCGTCAGCGTCTGAGCCACAGCACTGTTGTTGCTGATGCCGGGCCAGTAGCCTTGCAGGTCCACCAGCATCAGTTGTGCAGGCACGCCCGTGGCCACCGCCGTCACTGCCGAGACGTTCAGGATGTGCTTGGTGTCCGGGCTGACGTTGCCACCGTGCGGGATGCCGAAGATCTGCGTGCCGTTGCCCGTGGCCTCATCGCAAGTGCGCCACGCCAGCGCAGTGCCCGCCCAAGCGTTTGCCACGGGAGTGCCGTTCAGGTTGCTCATGTCATACCACCGGCCCGCCGCGTAGGCGGCAGCGCCTGTCAGCTTGTTCCAGTCGGCACGACTGAACTTGCCGCTGGTCATCTCGTTGATCAGATCATCCATCGATGAGAAAGGCATGCTTTATCCCCAGACAAATTGCACCCACCCGCGCAGGGGGGTGTAGTTGGTTGTGTTCAACAGCGCGATCATGTTCAGATACGCGCCTTCTTTGATCTCAGGCACGTTGGCGTTCTGATTGAAGAACGTCTTTTCGGCTTGTGTGTTGGCCTCGAAGATCTGAATCTGCGCCAGCGGCTTGACCAGCACGAAGTTCACAAACCCACCCGCACCACCCAAGAAGGTGACGCTTTCAATCGACCGGATGCCCTTGTCGCCATTAGCCAGGGGCGCGAACGGGCTCACCGCCGTGCTTACGATGCTGTCGCTGCCTGTGTTGCCGATCAGGCCAATGTTGCCCGATGCAGTGACCCCGAAGGTCACTATGCGACCCGCCACACCATTGCTGTTGGTGTAGTTGACCGTGCACTGCACCGAGTTTGCAGTCGGCGTTGCAATCACGCACATCAGCCTCACGCCATGGCCATCCATGTATCTGGGCAGCGTGAGCGCGTTGTCCATCGCCTGCGGGTCGGCATCGTCGCCGTCAACCAGCGGGTAGAACATGAGGTAGTCGCACAGCATGAAGTGCGACGGCACCCCCACGCCCGCTGTGCCGATGGACATGGCGTGCAGGTACTTGGTCAGCCCGACTGGCGGCGTCGGCCCGGCGTAGATGCCCCGGTTGCCCTCGCCGTAGACAGGTGTGGCCTGGAACTGTGAGCCGACGTAAGCCTGATAGACCGGGATGCCCGAACCCACCGAGGTGTCCACCCAGCGCCCGCCGACGTTGGGGCCTGTGGTCTTGTAGAAGAATGACTGCCAAGTGTTGCTGCCATCCGCAGCATCGCCCAGCACGCGAACGCTATTCAGCGACATCGGGTGTCACCTCAACATGCCAATCCACCGCGCCATCTGGGTGCTCCGGGCACTGTTGCACCTCGTTGTCCACAAGCTCAAGGCCTCGCAGACAGTGGGCGCAAAAGTACCGCAGAGTCACATCAGTCCACGGTGGCGGTCATGGCACCGGCAGCGAACTGCGGCTGGATGCCGTTGCTGATCGACAGGCTGCTGTTCAGCGCACCCTTGAGCAGCAGATTGCCCGCGCCGCTGGAGTCCGTGCCGATGCCGAAATGTGTGGCCGTGGCGGTGCCCGCCGTACATTGACCGAACTGCACCAGCGCGGTGTTGGCAATGGTAGACACCGTTCGCGTCCAGCCGCCTGCGGTGCGGTTCACAGCCACGCGGGCGTAGCCGGTGTAGCTGATCTCGTTGGTGCTCTGGTTGCCCGCCTCTCCAGGGTCTGCGCTGTGCAAGCTAATAAAGAACGAGCCTGCCGTAGCCGAGTTCTGCAGGCCAGCGGCGTCCCCGATGTTCGCCCAATCGACGTTCAGGAACAGAAGGTCGAGAAGTGCCGCTTCGGCGGCGTTGGTCATGGACATGGTATTTCCTTACGCGATACGAATGATTGCGTTGGTTGCATTTGCAACAGGGAACTGGACGGTAAACGTACTACTAGAGGAGGACTTATCCTGCCCAAAGTCCAGCACCGCGACAGATTTATTTCCCTTGCTGGAGTTGTATATCAACGCTCCTCGGGCCGTGATGGTCGCAGAGGTAAATGAGATATTGTCAAACGTCACCCAAGCGGTAGTGCCAGAACTTGCCACTGTTACGCCTGTCAGCGTCCCGCCACCAGCAACGTATGACCCGCTTGCAGCCACTTCGTTGGTTGAGGAATAGACCGTGGTCGCAGCGCCTAGATCCGCAGCAGAAGTGTACAAGGCAAGTTTGAACGTGTCCGTACCAAAAACCTGGGTGCCCGTGAATAGCTCCGCTTTGAAGCTGGTGGTCATCGTTTGAACGATAGCCATATCAGATCACCTGTGTCCTTACCTGCCCACTGCGGTAGGCATCTTGACGGTTCTTGCCATCACCCAGGTTCTTCAGCAGCGTCAGGGACTGCACGTACTGCTTGTCCGTATCGGCCACGATGTCAGGCTCCTGCTTCATGAACCGAGCAGCCTCAACCAGCACCGCATTGACCAGCACGGAGTCAAAGTTGTCGCCCAACCAAGACGTACCGGCAGTGACAATACTGACCGGGTAGTAGAAGTAGTGCAGTTCTGTCAACAGATTTGCACTGGGCGTCGGCCCAAGGATGAACGTCAACTCCGTCAAATTTGACGAGTCAGGGCCAAACAGCGCGTAGTACTTTGGAGTACCCGTCGTGGACGGGTTAGGAAACGCGGAGCGGATGAAGTTCACATCCTTGTTCAGCAGATACTCGTAGTTTCCTGAAGCATCAATGACTGCAAGACTGAAGACAGACAAGAAGTCTGTCGGCGCGGACAGGTACTGATTGCCAGACGTCAACGTACCAGTAACGTTTTTCCGAAGCGCCGGAAGCTGAACAGAGTTGTAGATGCGCTGCTCTGCCAACTTCGTCATTGTGGCAAAGTCAGTCGCCGAGAACGTGTTCTCGACGTAATCCTCGCAGGCAACCTTGAGCGCAGCGTAGTCCAAGGCTCACCTCACGCCATCGGCCCGCGAGACATGAAGCCCCGCGTAGCAGCACCAGACCCACGCTGCTTGATGCCGGAAGTTTTGGCGGATGGAGCAGGATGCTTGGAGATGTTGTTCACCACCATGCAGAGGTCCCGAGGGTTCTCGGCTTCCTGGGGGTATGCCTGCTTGGCAGGCGGCAGCTTTGTGATCTTGCCCATGGCTCACCCCGTCTTCTGGTTCATGGCGCGGGACATATTCTTGCCCAGGCGCATGCGGTCCTCAGAGGTGGGACCACCCTTTTTGAAGCCCTTGCTGTGCATGGCCTTCACGTGCTTGCCAACTTCTTGCTTGGCAACCTTACGCATTGCTTTTTCCATCATGGCTCCTATGCCGTTATAACGGTGACTGTACCTACTAAACCACTTGGTGCCAAGGCATTTGGCGTCAAGGCGGCATCAAAACTTCTGGACCCACCAACCGGGTTCCAGCCCCACTCAATCACCCGGCTACCCCCGCCGAACGAGCCCGTAGCAGTCACACCAGACGAGTACCAAGTGTTCGTGTCTGGACGCGGATCTCGTATGGCGATTGGGTCGCTGACCGGGTACATGCCAAGCTGCAACTGCGGATGATCCATCGACCAGCATTGAGGACACGCTTTGATCTGCGTTTGTTTGGTCTTTACGACTTCGTTTTTAAGCCTCTTTAGTGGAAACCTAAAATTGCAATAATCGCAAAACCCGAAGGCCTTAGCACCATTTGCGAAGCGGTTGCTCATGATATGAATTGTTGACGCGGGACGAACCGGACAGCACTCTTATCTCTGTCCTCGGAACTAGCCAGATCCCACGCCATATCGTATTGCTCTTTCAGCACCTGCATGCGCTCCATCGCGCCGGGGATCTTCATGGACAGGTAGTAGGCAAGTCCCGATACCAAAGCAGGGATGAACCTAAACGGTACATCTTGTGTGTACGTCCCGCCCGCACCAGCGTCCTGAATCCTGCGAAGCCGCCAGTAGACAAGCGTATACGTCTGCGAATTGTCAGGCGTAGGCCACACCGTGAACTGCGGAGCAGGGCCTTGGCGGTTGATCCAAATTTGGATTGGCCTTGCCTGCTGCAGTTTGTTCGGGATAGACGAGTAGGTAGAAACACTGATGCGCGTGATGGTCAAGTCCGTCTGCGTAGATGCAGAGCCCGCACCCGTGCGGATCACATGCTCAATCAAATCCACCGTGTCGGCGGGCAGCGTGTAGGTATTGGTGCCAGGAGTCAGGACTTGTTGGCCCTGCTCAATGGTCCACATATTGATGCCACGGTTCGCCCAATCTGCAAAGAGAAGATTTAGGCTACGTCTTGCAGTACGGAGATCGTAGCCCGTGCGCAACTCAGCACCACAACGCTCAAAGGCTTCTTCAACAGCCTCGTTGAGGTCGAGATTAAACGTAGTGGTGCCGGATGTGGTCATGGCTTACTTTGCTGTCAGCGCAGAACGCTTGAAGGCTTTGGCAGTAGGAGCGCCGGGAGAACCCGGCTTACGCATCTTCTCACCTGATCCAGCGGCAATGCGTTTACGCTTTGCATTGATGTTGGCGTAGAGGCCAACTTCCCCACCTTCGGCGTACTCAGTAAAGTCTGTGTTGTCCCTGCGGGCATGGCGCTTGCCACCTTCCAAAAAGTCGGTGTTGTCACGGCGCTTCTTCACCACACCCTTGCGGATGGCTCCCATGCCACGACTTGCGATCAAAGTACACCTCCGCAGCGAGCGCCACTAACAATTCTACTGATGTGCGGCTGATTGACGGCAAAAATTTTGGCAAGCTGCGATTGGCTAAACTTTGCAAACTTGTACATTCCACGTATTTGCCGCACTTGCATGTCTGTTAGTTTTGACGCCCCATTTGCTTGCCCATAAAGCGGTCTACTACCACTTCTCCCTTTGGAAACCCTATCCGCAACATTATCTAGATTTGTTCCTAAAAACAAATGCTTAGGATTGCAGCATTTCGGGTTATCACATTTGTGCAAAACATGCAGGGGGTTATCTAAGCTACCTAACAAACCAGCAAGCAAAGCTGCAACTCTTTGCGCCGCTCTTGCACCGGCAGATGTGTGCACCCAGCCATAACCTGAGCGCGTAAGTGCACCTGTCCACTCCCAGCAAACATCGTCGGTTTTCACCGCAACTTTTGTCCAAAAGCGTTGCTCAAGCGGGGCGCACTTGCGGCTCATGTCAGATCACCTTGCACTTGCGAAGGCCACGCTGTTCGCAACCACCGCCCTTTACAGAGCCGCCCTTGGCAAGTTTCCGGCCTTCGTGAGCCTTCATGCCCGCTTCGTTGGCCTTCTCTTGCTTCATGGCGTCCAGTTCTGCGCGGATGCCAGCAGGAGGTTTTTCGGGGTGGCGGCTTCTCAGTGACTTAACTTCGCGCTTAGATTCGGCTGCGTAGTCCATGATTGCTCCTCAGCAGGCTTTGCCGCCCATTGCCATCTTGATCTTCGTGCCCTTGGTCTTGCCCTTGGACTCGATGCCGCCACCCTTGGCGAACGGCTTGCCTTTGGCTTCTTTCTTCTCGTCCTTCTTGCCCTTCATCATGAAGGCAGGCATCGGCTTTTTCATCTCGGACTCCTTATGGGCATTAGGCCCGACAAACTTCTCGGCAACGCTACGGGGGATGCCTGTGCCCTTGGGATCTTTCAACGCGGCGTACATCAAACGCCGCTGAGCATCGGACTTAACCGGCAACTTGCTTGCTCCGCAGAGTATCCAACTTGGCTTCGATCCTGTCAAAGCGCTCCAGCAACTCTTTCATATCCGCCCGGAACTCAGACCGCGTGATGTGGTCACGGGCAATCTCTTCCCGCGTGCGGTTGAGCAGGATGGAGATGCGGTCAAGCTCCCGGAATTTGGAAGACATGAAGAACGCCACTGCACCAATTAGGATGGTCAGGACGAGGTTCCAGAGTATTGTGGCTTCCATCTCAACACTTCCATGCCCGCAGGCTCTTGTTGATACGGCTGTTGGGATCTTTGGCCGTCTTCTCGCTGGTGAGTTTAGCCTTCATCCCCTTCATCCGGGCACAGAAGGAATCACGGCGTGGGCCACCTTCGGGTTGCGGCGCTTTCAGCCCAGGCTTGCCGGGGTTTGCCCGGTTGTAGGAGGCGCGGCCCTTGGCGTTGAGGCCACCGGCCTCAGACTTGCCTTCTTTCCTTTGCCAAGCGGGTGACTTAGCCATATCACGCCCATACGCGAAGAGGGGTTACAGGAGTCGGGTTTACCACAAACACATCCAGCTCAGGCGCAGGCCCGATGTTGCGCACGTTGGCGTGGTAGCCCGTGTACGGCAGCGGCTTGTAGTTCTCAGGCACCGGATCAGGCGCAGGCTCGTAGATCGTGCCGATCATGTCCACCGC